CGGGCAAGCTCAGCGACAAGGTCGCCGGCGAGATTACCCAGTTCGTGATCGACCGGCTGTCGCCGACGCTGGCCGAGGGCATCGCCGCCGGCGAGACGCCCCACGAACTCGGCAACCGCATCCAGGCACTCGACGACCAACTGTTCAGCGGCTACCGCGCCGAGATGATCGCCCGCACCGAGTCGGCCCGTGCGTACGTCCGCGGCGAGATGGCCGGCTGGGCGCAGTCGGGCATCGTACGTGGTAAACGGTGGAAACTCGCGGCCGGTTCGTGTTCGTTCTGCCAGGCGGCGGCGGCGGCGTTCAATGCGAAGTTGTTGGCGATCGACGAGGTGCCCGCCAGCCTGAGGCGCGGCGCGGTGCTCGAGACGGCCGATGGCGTCATGCGGTTGGACTATGAGGACATCATTGGTCCGCCGATTCACCCGCACGACCGATGCGATATTGAGCCGGTGATCGAATGAGGATTTTATTGACTGGTGGCTCCGGCTTCCTAGGCTCGCACGTGCACGACCGGCTACGCGAGCACGATGTCTTCGTGCCGCGGTCGGCCGAGTACGACCTGACCAACCCCGCCGACGTCGAGTGCGCGTTCATCGAGTCGCGGCCCGAGGCAGTGATCCACCTCGCGGCAGCGTGCGGGGGCATCGGGGTCAACCAACGCGAGCCCGGCCGCTTCTGGTACGCCAACACGGTCATGGGCGCCCTGGTGCTCGACGCCTGCCGACGGTATGGCGTGGGCAAGACGGTCGTCGTCGGAACGACCTGCAGCTACCCGAAGCAGTGCCCGGCCCCGTTTAACGAGGCGAACATCTGGGACGGCTATCCCGAGGAGACGAACGCGGCGTACGGCATCGCGAAGCGGACACTGCTCGCCGGGTGTATGGCGTATCGCCAGCAGTATGGCCTCAACGTGACGTACCTCGTGCCGGCCAACCTGTACGGGCCGCGAGACAACTTCGACCCAGCTACGTCGCACGTGATCCCGGCCGTGATCCGCAAACTCTCGACTGGCGACGCAGTGCTCTGGGGCGATGGATCGGCTACCCGCGATTTTCTGTATGTCTGCGACGCGGCCGACGCGGTAGTGGCGGCACTCGGCTGGGACGCCGATCTGGTGAACATCGGCAGCGGCGAGGCGGTGTCGATCCGCGAGGTCGCTCAGATGATCGCCGCGGCGGTCGGATACGATGGACCGATCTACTGGGACACGACGAAGCCCAACGGCCAGCCGTTCCGGTGCCTCGACACGACGCTGGCCCGGTCGCTCGGCTGGACGGCGAAGGTTCCGATCGCCGACGGCATCCGCCGAACAGTGAAGTGGTGGCGGGCAAGAACACAGGCCGGGCTGGTAGCCCGCTGAAATGTAGCCAGATTAGAGGAGTACTACGGGTGGGGAGGATTCGATGCCTACGGCTCTGATTACGGGATGCACCGGCCAGGACGGCAGTTACCTCGCCGAGTTCCTGTTGGCGAAAAACTACGTCGTGCACGGAATCATCCGGCGGTCGTCGTCGTTCAACACCAGTCGCATCGACCACATATTCGACCGGCTGCACCTGCACCACGGCGACGTGACAGACGCCTCGCGGGTAGCCTCACTGATCCACCAGATCAAGCCGGACGAGGTGTACAACCTGGCCGCCCAGTCGCACGTTGGCGACTCGTTCGAGGAGCCGGTGTACACGACCGAGGTCGCGGCCATCGGGCTGGCAAACATCCTCGAGGCGTGCCGCGGAACCGAGACGCGGATCTATCAGGCGTCGACGTCGGAGATGTTCGGCAACGAGCCGGCACCGCAGAACGAATCGACGCCGTTTTCGCCCCGATCGCCGTACGGGTGTGCGAAGGTATACGCCCACAACCTGGCCCGCGTGTATCGCGAGGCGTACGGGATGTTCGTTGCGTGCGGCATCATGTTCAACCACGAGTCGCCGCGACGCGGCGAGACGTTCGTCACCCGCAAGATTTCGCGGGCGGTCGCGGCGATCAAGGCGGGCAAGCAGGACCGACTGATCCTCGGCAACCTGAAGGCCCGTCGCGACTGGGGCTACGCGGGCGACTACGTGCGGGCGATGTGGCTAATGCTGCAGAAGCCCGATCCGCAGGACTTCGTGATCGCGACCGGCGTCTCGCACACCGTCGGCGAATTCGTCGAAGAGGCGTTCGGATACGCCGGAATCGATTGGCGAAAGCACGTGAAGTGCGACGCCCGATACATCCGTCCGGCCGAGGTGGACGATCTCCGTGGCGACGCAAGCAGGGCCCGTGTGGTGCTCGGTTGGGAGCCGCGGGTCGAGTTTCGTGACCTCGTGCGGATGATGGTCGACAGTGACATGGAGGAGACATGCAACGCGACGAAGCTAAAGTGCGCGTGCCGGATGACGTCGAACTGCGGATCGGGTTCCATGCCATCCGTGACGACAAGCACAAGCATCAACTGATCTACTGTAGCCGGGTGTATCAAACAGTCGACCGGCATCTGGTGAGGCGGAGGCGAACGAGAGGTAACAATGTCTGACGTCATCAGCCTGCTACGCCGTAAGTATTCCCTGCCCGCCGAGACCGAGGTCGTGGTCCGTTCGCTGGCCGCGGACTTCAAGGCCGACGAGCAGGACGAGTACAAGTTCACCGCACAGATCACGGCCGAGACTCTTGACCGCGACGACGAGGTTCTGCTGCCGACCGGCTGCGACGCCTCGTCGTTCGACAAGTCCGGCATGCTGTTCTGGAACCACGACTACAACAAGCCCATTGGCTTCCCTGGTCCGCTCAAGCAGTCTGCCGGTGCGATCATCGGGACGGGCCAGTTCATGAGGCGACCGGCGGATTACCAGGGCGAGTTCTTCCCGGACTTCGCACGCGCGGTGGTCACGCAGGCCAAGGCACTCGGTCGCAGCGTCGGCGTCAGTGTCGGGTTCATCCCCGTCGAGTCGCGTAACCCGACGAAGAAGGACCGCGAGACATGGGGCGACCGGCTGACCCGAGTGTTCTCGAAGTGGAAGCTGCTCGAGTGGTCGATCGCACCAGTGCAGTCGAATCCCGACGCGTTCACGCTGGCGCTCGCCAAGGGCCTCGTGACGCGCGAGCAGGTGAAGGCGGTCTGGGGCATCGACGTTCCCGTGCAGACCGTAACGCGACGAGTGTACATCCTGCCGGTTCGGATGCCAGTAGCGACAGTGAAACCCGTGACGAAAGCCATCGACCGCGCGGTCGCGAAAGCCGCCGGTCGTCTGTACCCATAACGAATAGTCCGCGTCAGACGTGCATTGCCTCGAGCCGGATAGCCCATGCGGTTGGGCCGGATAGGGCGTGCGAAGTCAGCGACGTATCGACGTGCGTTTCTGATCGTACAGCAACCTATCTGGAGACCCAACCCATGAAAACAAGGCTGACCCTGGACTTCATCCAGAGCAAGCTCGTTCCGCTGCTGCAGCCCGGCTGCAAGACGGTGGAGGAACTCAAGCAGAAGATGACCGCGTACATCGGCGACACCGAGATCACCGACGCCGACGGCAACCCCGTGCAGTTCGAGAGCGTGATTCTGCAGCCGGTGGGCGCACAGACCGACGACGAAGACGAGCCCGAGATGGAGCCCGAGCCCAATGCCGAGCCCAATGCCGAGCCGGATCCCGAGGACGAAGAGGCCAAGATCCTCCGTGCCGTCGAAGCCGCGGTGACCAAGGCCATGAGTAAGGCCATGAGTACCGTCAAGCCCGAGCGCAAGACGATCATCACGGTCGAGCCCAACGCCAAGAAGTTCACCGGCCGCACCAAGAACTTCCGCGGCGAGATCGACGGCAAGAGCCCGCAGGAACGAGCTTATCGCTTCGGCATGTTCTGCTTGGCCGCCCGCGGCAACGAGAACGCGAAAGCGTGGTGCGAAGGCCACGGCATCAAGCTGCACCAGAGCAACGTCAACCCGGCCGGCGGCTTCCTCGTGCCCGAGGAGTTCGGCCAGGATCTGATCGACCTGCGCGAGCGGTACGGCGTCTTCCGCCAGCACGCGAAGGTCCGCAAGATGACCTCCGACACCCGCACCGACCCGCGTCGGACGGGCGGCTTGACCGCGTACTTCGTGGCCGAGGGTGCCGCCGGCACCGAGTCCACCAAGTCGTGGGATCAGGTCCGGCTGGTCGCTAAGGACATCATGGTGATCTCCCGCTACACCAACCAGCTGAGCGAGGATGCCGTGATCGACATCGGCGACGACCTCGCGGGCGAGATCACCTACGCCTTCACGCTGAAGGAAGACCAGTGCGGGTTCAACGGTGACGGCACGTCTACCTACGGCGGGATCGTCGGCGTCCGCACCAAGCTGTTGAGCATCAACGGCGTCGACGACGGCGGCGGCCTGGTCCTGGCGTCCGGCAACCTGTGGTCCGAGATCACGCTGGGCGACCTGCACCGCGTCATCGGCCGCTTGCCGCAGTACCCAGGCATGCAGCCCAAGTGGTTCTGCCACAACGCGTTCTATGCTGGCGTATTGCAGAGCCTCGTCATGGCGGCTGGCGGCGTTTCGGCGACCGAGATCATCAACGGCGTCAGTACGCCGAAGATCCTCGGCTACCCGGTCGTCATCAGCCAGGTGTTCGACAGCGCCCAGGCCAACAGCCAGATCTGTTGCCTGTTCGGCGATCTGTCTATGGCCGCGACGTTCGGCGACCGGCAGCAGGACTCGATCGCGTTCAGCGACTCGGCGACCGTCGGCGGCGAGAACGTGTTCGAGCGAAACGAGATAGCAATCCGTGGCGTCGAGCGGTTCGACATCAACGTGCATGACGTGGGCGACGCGATCAACGCTGGCCCGATCGTCGGATTGATCACCGCTGCTGCATAAAACCGAGTTAACGAAAGGAGATAAACACATGGTTCCGCAGAATACGAAAGTCGTTTTTGCGGCTCCGACGACGGTGGCGAACAACGAGACCGCGACGCTGGTGATCGACCGACTGGGCTACGACTACGTCAGCGTGAAGGTGCTGGCCGGCACCGCCGCCAACACCAACAAGGCGATCGCCCTCGCGGTTACCGAGTCCGACGACGCGACCAACTACAGTGCAATCGTGTCGCTGACCGGCACCACGAACACTGCGGTGACTGCCGGGACGAACGGGTTCCTGATTCCCGCCACGCTCGGCACCACCACGACCAACAGGGCGTACGCCATCCTGAACATCGACTGCAAGGCGCGCAAGCGATACCTGAAGGTGTCGATCACTCCCGCCACGACGCAGAGCCTGTGTCTCGTGGCTGATCTGTACCGGGCCAAGGAGGCGCCGGTCGGTGCGGCCGCACAGAACGCCGGCGTCGTCGTGAACGCCTGAGTTTTCTAGTGTCCTCCCCTCACCCTGCCCCGGTCGGCCTCGTGTCGGCCGGGGTGGGGGTGGCGGGAGCGACCCGATACAAAGAAGAGAGGGAGGATTCGTGAGAGACATTCTATTCGTCAGTTACTACACGCCGGAAGCGAAGTACGAGCAGTACGCCGTCCGGCTGATCGAGAGTTTCGAGAAGTTCAGCCTTCCGTACACCGTATGCCGACTGCCAGAGTTCGATTCGTGGGCGGCCGGCATCCGCTACAAGCCGCAGTTCATCCTCGAGACGCTGCTGCGACGACGCTGCCCGATCGTATGGGTGGACGTTGATGCGGTGATTCTTAAGCGGCCGGAGCTGCTTTTCGGTGACCACGACTTCGCGGTGTACAACTGGTGCGCTGACACAGGGCACCACCTCGAGGGGAAGATCGTACACAGTGGCCGCGTGCTATCGGCATCCGGCGGCGTGATGAAGTTCGGATACACGGCACCGGCCATCGAGTTGCTGTTGCGGTGGACGAGCGGCCTTGCGGCCGAGCCCGAGTCGCTTGACGATCCGATGTTGTCGCGGGCGTACAACGAGTGGCAGCCGGAGGTCAAGCCGCTGTGGCTTCCGAAGGCATACAACAGGATGGACCTCCACTGGCCCGCTTTTCCTGCTGACCAGATCATCATCGATCACCAGTGTCGGTGTGGAGGACATAGGGACGGGATCGAGAGCCCCGGCGAAGAGGGCCTTAGTAAAGAGGGAGGACAGGTATGAAACTGAACATCGGAGCAGCGGACATAGAGTTGCCCGGCTTCACGCCGGTCGACATCCGAGCGGGCCAGAATGCGGCCAAGCTCGAGTACGCCGACGACAGCATCGAGGAGATCTACGCCTCGCACGTGTTCGAGCACTTCAGCTACCACAACGCTAAGCAGGTGCTGGCTGAGTGGGTGCGCGTGCTGAAGCCCGGTGGCCGGATTCGGATTGCCGTGCCGGACTTCGACTGGATCGTTAAGCAGTACCAGACCGACCGCGGCAGGTACAACCTCGAAGGTATCCTGATGGGCGGCCACTCGCACGAGTACGACGTGCACCTGGCGATCTACAACGAGGATAAGCTCAGATCGGTCATGCAGCAGGCCGGCCTCGAGCGCATCGAGCGGTGGACGCCCGAGATCGAGGACTGCTCGTCGCTTCCGTGCTCGCTCAACCTGCAGGGATTCAAACCCTCTACCGGCCAGGCTGGTGGCCAGACAGATAAGCCCGCGGCCGACAAGCCCCGGAAGCTCTCCGGTGTGATGGCCGTGATGAGCCTGCCGCGGCTGGCGTTCACCGACAACATGTTCACCATCATGCAGTCGCTGCCGCCGCTCGGCATCCCGATCATGAAGTCGTCCGGCGTGTTCTACGGTCAGTGCATGCAGGGCATGCTCGAGGACGCGGTCGCGTCGAATGCGAAGTACGTGCTGACGATCGACTATGACTCGGTGTTCACCAGGCAGAACGTGATCGACCTGTACGATCTCATGGAGGCGAACCCCGGCATCGACGCCATGATCCCGTTGCAGATGCGGCGCGAGTCGGACTTCGCCCTGTTCACCGTGACTGGCGACGACGGCAAGGTCAAGGGCTTCGTCCCGATCGACGACCTGAAAAAGGACGTCATGAAGGTCAACTCGGGCCACTTCGGCCTGACCATGCTTCGCGTTGAATCGCTCCGCAAACTGTCGCTGCCGTGGTTCTGGGCTCAGCCGGATAAGGACGGTCGGTGGACGGGCGACGACAAGAAGGACGATGACGTGTACTTCTGGCACAAGTGGAAGGACGAGGGTATGTCGGTGTTCCTCGCTCCGCGCGTGGTGATCGGGCATATCCAGCAGTTTGTCACGTGGCCGAGCAAGATTCTCAAGCCGATCCACCAAGGCGTCAGCGACTGGTATCGGAACGGCAAACCGGAGGAGGCGATGTCATGACGATCAGGTTCAGGCGCAGATACCGCGGCTTCGAGGCCGGCGACACGTACGACGGATACTCCGTCGGCATAGCGAAGACGCTG